CCCTCATGCGAAAGCTGAGCGGCGGAGGCAACTCGTCCGTCATTGCCCCTCCCGGATCGTCAAACTCGGCGTCGCGCTCGCCGCGATGAAGCAAAACTGATTGACAGGCGCCGGCACGAAATAATGCAGCGCCCCAGCCAATAGCGTCGTCGTCCCCGCCGCCCCAATCGCCGCCGTGCATGGCGTGTTCGGCGTCGCCGCGCTCGTCTCGCAGTACCCGATGTTGATCGTCCCCGCGATGTTGTCCAGCGCCAACGTCTTGCGCTGCGTGTTCACGCCAAGGCAGTTGCCGCTCGTCACCGAGAGCGTCGCCGTCGTCACCTTGTCGCTAACCCCATGCGGCCACGACTGCGCTCGCGCCGTGCTCCAGACCGCTATCGCAACCACCAGCAGCGCAGCCAGCGCCAGGAGCGGCAGCGAGCCGCGCAGCATCCCGTTCTCTCCGCTCATGCGGCTTTCCTTTCACGGTCAAATCCATTCCGCATAGACACCCCGCCCCAAGTGCGGCTCAGCCTGACAATTCCCTCAATCTTGAGCCGGCGCCTCGTGCAGCAATTCCGTATCGATGTCAGTCGATGAATCGCCCTAATCTGGCACAGCTTCCCTCGCGGCCAGCGCCGTAAAGCGCTATGGAGGCTGCGAACATATAGAAATTTGTCCGTTCGCACCACGCCTCCTCAAATCCTCTGCGGCCGACCGCGCCCAGCGTCGCGCTTCTTCTGCCATTTGTCCAGTTCGCCGTAGGTCATTTCGGCAAGGCCACGGATCGGTTCGACGCTCGGCAACCTCCGCGTATATGGCCGCGACATGCAGGCATAGCGAGCCTCGTCGCCCGCATGATCCTCGCCGTCGCTGTCCACGTCCTCGGGCTTCTTATCGTCGTGCTGGAGCGCCGGCACCGTGCGAATGAAGTCTCGGCACGTCTCGAAGACGTACAGCATCGGCTCATCGTCGCCGCGAAACCGGTCGCGCATCTGGTCCCAGCCGGCGATCCGGTTGTTGTCCGCCCGCTGGAACGATATGCCCCGCGCCAGCATTCGTTCGGCAATCGACGGACCACCGTCCCGCTTCCAACATGCCGGGTCGGAAACCCGGTAGCTGGTGCGCTCCAGCTCGCGCATCTTGATCCCGTCCGCAACCTCCTCCGCTGTCATCTGCAAACCAACATCGGGCGAGGCCGCGCCGTACCATTCCCGATAGCGCACCATCGCCCCTGTCGGATACCGCCGCCCGTCAGGCAGCAGCGAGCCGTCGCTAATCGCCCACCATCCGACACTGAACGGCTTAGCCGAGCCCCAATCGAATGAGGCGAATTTCGTCCAATGCTCCGGGATGGCAAACGGCGAGATTACATGCTTATCGCGCACAAACTCGGGGAAATAGGCGCCGGCAACCACGTCCCAATCGCCATTCTCCATTGCGCGCACCAGCGCATCGGAGCCAAGGCCGCGCAGCCGCGAACGATAGGCCGGATCGTCATCGGTCATCGACGGGTTGTCGTCGAGCCTGGCCGGGATGAACTGCCGCAACATCCCGCCCTCGTCATCCCCCATTTGCCTCAGCGCCAGCGGCTCGGCGCTATCCACAAATGCAGCCTTAACCCACTGATGCCCGATATTGCCAGGATTGGAACCGCATAGAATCCGCGGAAACCGCCCCTCGTATTGCGGCGGCAACGTAATCCCCACCATCCGAGTCCGCCCGCGCAAGAACCGGTAAACGGTATCCTGAAAATGCGTAAGCTCATCCATAAGGAGCACATGAATTTCCGCCCCTTGATACTTGAAGCGATCCTGCTCATCCTTGCAATGGCAAAGGTAGATCCGAGATCCATTCCAGAAGCGGATTTCCTCCTCGACAACCTTGACGAATCCAGCCTGTTCCCATGGCGACAAGAGCGCTCGAAACCCTTTCGGCCCTTCCATGTGGTTCTTGATCAGATCAGGAAACAGCCGCCGGAAGACGTAAACTTGCAACCCGTTGATCGCTGCGCACCAGATGATCGCGGCCACCCGCATCAGGTGCGACTTGCCTCCCCCAGCTGCACCGCCGTACAGCACTTCGGTCGCAGGCGTATCGAGCGCGATCGCCTGCTTGTCGTGTAGCGCTAGGTTAATCTCGCCGAGAGGCATCGGTCGCTGACATGGCGCTGAAACGCCCAATGCATCGATATGCTATCTCATTGTAATTGCACACCGCTTCCTGCGTACACGCCAGATAGCCTATCTGGCAAGCCCCGCTATTCACGCCGCGGGCCATTGCTCAGCACGACGTTCAGGGTCGGCACTAGCGGCGCGCCGTCTGCGCCCGTAACCTCGGTCGTCGTCTTGTCGCCGTACTTTTTCGGCAGCATCTTCGACATCAGCCATTTCCGCGTATCGACCCGCAGCCGCGACCGGTTGATGTGCTCGTGATCGGGAACAAGGCCGGCCTCGCCGTCCTGATGCCGCTCCATCCAATCGTTGCGGCCATTGTCAGCAATTTCAAGCAGTTCCTCGGCCTGCCGCTCGGCCTGCACCTCTTTGGCGCTCGCGTATTTCTGACGAAACGCAGGCTTCTCGTCGAGCCATCGCCAGATTGTGCGATCCGGCGGCATGTTATCGCGGAGGGATATTTCGCGAATAGGCAGGCCGTCCCGAATGAGCCCGCAAATCTCGTCGGCGAGTTCTTCGGTGAAGATGCTGGGACGGCCTATCGCCATAGCCAGCGCGGATAAGCCTTTTTTTTGCGCGTGTCCAGCGGAAAGTTGTTGCGCCGGATTAGGCATGAACGCCGGCAAAGTGAAAAATATTTTCCTACCGGCTATCTTTCCTGTTGCGTCCGTTGCGCGAGTGTGTCAACATCTGCCTTGTTAGAAGGAGATGAGCGATGAACAAGCCAACGATGAAAGCCCTTCGCGAGCTGGCGAAAGTTGCGAGCGATGATGGTTTCGACGGTCCCTTGGAAGCGATCGACTACGCTGAAGGAAACGCGAACGAGACAGAAGGCGTCACCGATGCCGCCCATTATGAGCAGATTGCCTATGACAGCATCGCGTGGACTAGCCCATTTGTGGAAAATCGCGACGTACAACTTTGGTTCGAGGCCAACGGTTACGCTTGGTAAGTAGCCTGCTGGGTCAGAAGGGGAGAGGGTGATGATTTATCTCAGGCACAACGGCGGAATGTGGTTCTGGCGCATCGGTCGGGTGGGCGGCAGCTTCTACATTTCATCGGTTTCGCGGGTGGACGACGAGACACGGAGCATTGAGCGGGCGATTGCTCGGCTGAAGCGCGCTCGGGTTCGGAAGGCGGCGGCGCTTTGGCACCGCTACGGCTGCATCAGCAGCGCGGCGTAGGAGGGGACGATGGAATGCATGAAGACTGAGGATTGCTGGTGCGCGGCTTGCACCGACCGGGCGATTGCGGCTGATCAGGCATTGCTGGCACCGAAGCCTGTTGTCACTGCGAAATCAGCAGGTCCGGTGGACATCGCGTGGATTTTCGAGAACGGGCTTGAGCAGAAGCTCAGCGCTTCGATCCGCTGTTTCTAACAATCGCCGCGACGCTGGCGAGGGCGAGCGCATGACATTTTTGCTGATGGAGAATTAGACGAAAATTCAGTATGTGCAAAATTTGCACATACTGCCGAAGATGGAAAAACCTATCAGGTTCAACACTATAATCTTGATGCGGTTCTGTCAGTGGGTTATCGAGTTAACTCGAAAAAGGCGACGGCCTTCCGCCGATGGGCGACCCAAACCGTGTAATCGATCATCTCCCCTCACCCCCCACGATCATGGTCCGCCTCCCCCACGCCCGCCTTATCCACGCAAACCTAATAGTTAGGTGGCGGACGTATAGGACGTAGCGGACATAACTTCCGGAAAGTCTCGCGCATACGCACATGTGGCTGGAGTTTCCGGAAAGTGCGTCCGCTACGTCCTATACGTCCGCCAAGCCGTTGCTGTCAAGAATTCCAATAATTCCCCGGAGTTGCGTCCGCTGCGTCCGCTGCGTCCGCCGCGCGAGTGCCTTTTGCCTGCTGGGCTGCAAATGCAGCCTGGGCTGCAGCCTCGAATTCTCCTTTGATTGCAATACCCTTACGAACACGCTCCCTAGCCTTCCCCGACCTCCCGGCCATGATCCCACGCTCCTCCAGATTGAGCCCAAAAGCACGCTTGGACAGGGGCTCATAGTCGTCTTCCGCACACCAAAAGACATAGGCGGCATACAGCAGCCCGACATCACACTCGATCCCGCGCCCGACATGACACCACTCAGTGATAAACTTTGACGTGTTATCTTGGCTCTCCATATAACCTTGCGTTGCTTCCTCCACCGCAACCGGAGGTTTCATACCGATTTGCTGCCATGCCTGGCAACCGCGCACCAGCCACGCCAGAATGCCTGGAAATTCGATCGCAAGCTTGGCTTTGATCTCGGGATCCTTGATTATATCGGCATTCCCTTCGACCTTATCGGCATCGACGAACCGAGCAGAAAACGGTATCAACCGGATGCGTCTCCATATTGCATAATCACTCCCCCGAATAAGAGGCTTGTGGTTTGTGGCGAACCACAG